AGCCCCACAAAAGTGAGGCTATTTTATTTTTTTCGTATTTTGCTATTTTTGTAAAATAGAGCTACAGATTACAAATTTGCTTTATTTGTTCTATCATATATAATGGAATATCACATAGATTATCAGATTTTTTGTAGTCAGCCAATGAAGTCCTGACAAGAATATCTGGATTAAACTTTTCCTTATATACATTTAGGCTTTTTGCTTTCAAATTGATACCTGCCTTAACCTCTACAGGTATAATCTGAGAATCAAGTTGTATAACAAAATCTATTTCAGCTCGACCAGCATCATTTGCCCAGTACGCAATATCAATATTCTGTATTGCTTTCAATTCTTGTAAAACAAACTGTTCTGTTATTGAACCCTTAAATTCGGTAAAAACTTTTGATCCTTCTAATAATGTTCGTATATCGAGATCTGATTTTGCAGACAGCAAACCTATATCCGACAAAAATAATTTAAAATTATTATATTCCTGATAGGCTTTAATCGGCAACGCAGGTTTACTTAAGCGCATTATTTGGTACACCAATCCGCTATCTTTCAACCACTCTAATGCAGGATCATATTCTTTCACTCGTGCTTTTGTATTTTCGATTTCACTATAAACAAATTTTTTATTTTCTTTTGCCAGCTGACGAGGAATTGAATCCCAAAGTTTTGTAACCTGAGGACGTATAGTCGGAGGAATATGATGAGAAAAGTCTTGTTTATAATCACTCAATATCCGATTTTGAATTTCTCTAACTTCTTGAAAATCTTTATTTTCAATATAGTTTTTAACAACCTCTGGCATTCCGCCAACGTAAAAATATGTTTTCAAATAAGTGATGATCTTATCTTTGAATAAGTTTATCATCTGAAAATCAGAGCTATTAATAAGTTCACAAAGTTTTTCTTCTCCTAAAGCATCTAAAAATTCGCAAAATGTCATCGGATACATATACATGGATTCAACTTTTCCAACAGGAAAAGAGATGCCCTGGTGTATGGCAACCCCAAGTAAACTACCCGCTGCAATTACATGATATTCCGGCAAGTCTTCACAAAAATACTTCAAAGAGGTTATTGCACGAGGACATGCTTGAATTTCATCTATAATAATCAATGTATCCTTAGTGACTTTTTTACGCGCCTCCATTTCAATCGCAGTCACGATTTCTTGTGGATTTAATGTATTGTTAAAAACATTGGCTATTCGCTCATTTTTTTCAACATTTATGGCCACATAATCAGAAAAATTTGTTTTTCCAAATTCTTCCATAAGCCATGTTTTACCAACTTGACGTGCACCATACAGCAGTAACGGTTTGCGATTTTTACTGTTTTTCCAAGCAACTAAATTTTGTAAAGCGTATCTTTTCATATGATCTCCTAATATTAACATAGTATCTAATAACACTTTTCGGATGGAAAATCAAGTTGTTTTTTACACTTTTCGGATGGAAAATAGTTAATATTTTGACACTTTTAGGATGGAAAGTATAAGAAATGGCAGAAAATCCGCAATGCTATTGCAGATTTTACTGAACTATCACATCTCTAAGTCAATTATTACCAGATATTCCCAGATACTCTAAGAAAAATTACCGGATTCATCTGTTTCTTGTGATGTTTCAACCTCCTTTTGTATTGAATTTTCAGTTGTTAAACCTAATTCGGTGAGTTTGGCTTTTTCTCTCGCACGTTGTTCCAAAACTTCTTCCCAGTCCAAGCCTTGACCGGCACATTCAGCTTCCAAAGTGGATAAGCCAATGTTCATTCGGATTTGGCAGGCCTGAGCTTCTTTAACCGGATCAACCCAGCCGCGACCCGGACCGATCCATTTACATCTTGTGTAAGCATAGCGGTTCTCGTAAAAGTCCGGTGCATCAACCAGTCCTTTATTGACGGCTTCTTCCAGCCAAAGCTCATAAACCGGTGTAGCCCAATAGGTCGATAGCCATTGCCGGCGGCCATTAAAGTATCGCCAGGCTTCCAGTAAAGCTGACCGAGCAGACGAGTAATTCGTCTTTGAAAAGTCCTTTAACAGCAATTCATAAGGAATGTTAAGGCCGGTTCCGATATGCCTGAGCAAGTTTTCAACGAAAGCTCCATAAGCCGAGTTCGGTCGTGATGGTGTGAATGGCGCGACTTTATCACCAGGAAAAACAGGGATGATAGAGCCACCTTCAAGTTTAACCTGCCAATCCTTTTTCGCAGACAGGTAATCATCACTTGAGCCGCCGAACAGTTCGTTCAGGCTTTCGCCATCCATCGGAGTTTCAATAAATGCGGCTATCATTGCGTTGACGATCGCGGCCTGAAGCTCGGATCGTTCGTAATGGTCCAACATTTTGAACATCGGCATTATGGAACTGAGGACAGGCTTTCCACGAGATTGGCCGATACGGCTGATGTCGTGAACGTGTAGAACTCGTCTCCGGCCAAATGAAGTAAATGCCGGAATACGCTCCCAAGACGCAGTTCTTGTCCAAAAGTCGCCCGGGTGGTCTTTTTGAATATAGTAGGCAACCGGTGCGCCATATTTATCTATTTCAATACCACCGCGGAGGGTTTTGCTATCCGTTTGGCCGTTTGGATTAGAGAGCCGGTCGGGTTCTACCAACTGAATTGCAGTAGAAAACTTCCGGTCCTTCAGCCATAGCGGAATAGCCAAAGCCTCGCCGTTGATCAGGCAAGACTTGAAAACTTGTGTCGTCAGGCCATGGAAAGTTAAGGATTTGGCCGCATCACATTCAAAAGTTTCGGACCATGATCGCCATAAACTTTCAACATGTGCCTGCCATTCTTCTTCCCATTCCTTGGTTTTGCCCAGTAGCCGATAGTCCGGCTTGGCCGATAAACGAAACCCGGTTCCGACAATGTTATCGGACAGGGTCTGCATGGCACCGGCGGCAATTCCATGATTTCGCGTTAAATCACGTGACCGGACAACAATCGTGTCCAATTCCGGCAACAAATCGCTGTCGGCAGAACCGCGGCCCGGAAGCCAAGAGGCAATTTCTCGCAAAGTTTGCGAAGCTGCTTTGTGTGATGTGTCTGTCATTAAAAACTCACTTTCATTATCCGGCGGCGACAGGTTGGTGTGCCTTCAGCCGCGGCAATTTGCGATTTAAGAGAGCTGATGTAGCTTTCAAGAGCTGTTCGGCTCGCTTGGTTGTAGGTTGTTGAGCCAAAACTTCCAACGCTGACCGTTACTTCCTTTTCGCCGATCATCAATTTATGGTAAGCTTCTTCGGCCTGGGCCAGTCTTGTTTTCAATACTTCTATGTTTGTTATAGCCATGGGTCATTTACCTTTGTTGGTTGGATTTGAATAAATTTCGGTTGCTTTTTAATCTTTAGCTTTTCGGTTGTTTTGGTCGGAATAGCCGATTCAAGCTCTTGCCAGCCGCGCTCGGATATCCGGTCAAGACCATAAATTGCCGCACCGGCACGCGCATAAACTCGGCAGTCCAAGGCTTCGTTTCGCCGGGTCGGGTCTTTTTCCCAAACTGACTTCGGATAACCGTTGGTCACCTTGACGATTTGGCGTTCAGCGGTCAGCTGTTTGAAATACTCCTCAGCGTATGCCGGGAAGTGACAGCGGCCGAACTGTGAGGCATCTTCTCCGACACGTTCCATCTTCAGCCACCGGTAAAGCTCGGTTTTGATAACCGGACCGGACACGTTCCACACCTTCAGGCCTTTCTTTTTCGTATCAGCCTTCGAAGTGGACAGGATCATCGCGGTATCGCGGCTTTGACCTTTGATGGCGACAACAGTCCTTGGCGCATTGGCCCTGGCACCGTTACCACCCCAAACAGCTTGGTTAAACTGGCGCACAAAGCTGTAAACGTCTTGCGTGGCATAACCGGAGTCAACGCACATCACCCGGATCGGCATTGTGATCCCGCTTTCGTGCGGATAGTCCTTATTGACCACATCGGCCAGTTTGGCCCAAACCTCCGGCTTAGCGGTGTCGCCGTCTAAAACATAATAGTCAACGGACCAACTTTGCTTTTGCCGGCCCCAAGCGACTACTTCACATTCGATACGGTTCTTTTGAATATCCACACCGGCGGTCAGGAATAAACCATCGTGCGGCACAACGCCCATCGGGTAATTTTCCCGGGTTTCGTAGAGCCGTTGCCATTCCGGAGCCTCGCTTTCTTGCTCGTAGGTTTCGCCTAAAATCGTATTCCGGAAACCTTGCATCAGCGTGGCATCTTTCTTGGCTTTTTCATAAACTTGCACGCATTCGGCCCAAGACAACCACCCGACCGGGGAGTAAAGCGAGGATAGATGAAATCCTGCGGTCAAGCTGTCAATAGATTCCGATGTTGCCTCCCAGTGGCCGGCTTCAAGCATCTGTGTTTTATAATGTTCCGCTATCAGCTTGTGGCAATGTTCGCATTCATAAAAGACTATGCCATTTTCCTGCGGCCGGATTTGTTCCCATTTAAGGGCCTGAAAACCGCCACAGAACGGGCAAGGAAGTTTATAGAACCTTTGGTCCGAGTGCGAAAACTCGCGCTCAATGGCCGAAACTCCCTTTATTGTCGGCGTTGAAACCAGGAATATCTTTTTCTTGGTGTTAAATGTCGCTGTTCTTCGCTCTGCCAGCAGGATCGGATCACCTTCGCCCTCGATATCTGCCGGATAACCGTCAATCTCGTCCATAAACAGGTATCGGGCCGGCATGGAACGAAGCCCAACAGCCGAGTTCGCACCGGTCATTACCAACACACCGCCTTGGAAGTCCTTTGACAGCATCGTGTTGCCTTTATCGCGTGACCGGGCGGAACTGACCAGGTTTTTAAGGGTTGGACAGTCCTCGATCAGCGGGTCAATACGCTGGCGCGAGTTACGCTTGGCCATTTCCACAGTTGGCGAGATAGCCATAATCGGACCTGGAGCCTTGTGAATGATGTAGCCGA